ATAAAAAACGTTTCGCTCGCCTCGGTACACATCATGTGGGCCATGCACTGATAGTAGTACTCGTACTTTACGCGTAGCAGAGATTCGTTGTCGCAAATCTCATTTCGGTAGCGCATAAAGGTCGCCTGATTGGGACATTTTATCTCCAAACACGATCTTGTCCCGCTACTTTCGTCGTAGCAAAACCCGTCCGGGCTGCTTGCAAAGTACGGGATGGTAGGATGCTTGCACGATCCGACCTCTATAATGTGCCGTCCGGTTATCTTTGCGAAAAGGTCGCGGGCTTCAGCTTCTTGTTCGTTGCCCCATCTTATCGCTTTGCTGGTTACTTCGGTTTGCCTAATGTATTCGGCAAACAGTTCGTCGTCGGCGATGATCACCGGATTCATTGCCCTTTCCGCTGCCACCTGATACAGGTAGCTTTTGCCGGTTTCGGAGAAGGTTTCTGTGCGGCCGCTTTTCATTAGCAGCCCGACGTTGCTGCCCGTTATGTGGCCACAACGGGCGCGGAACCAACCTAATGTATGTTGTGCATCCATTACAAAAGGGTTTTAGGTTGGGTTGGCTTCTTTTCTTTAATGGCACTCTCTTTTGCAATGTCGGCGATTTTGGTTTTTGACACTTCGCCACCCCGGAAAGGTTTCATCAAATCTTCCACGGTTGTATCGCCATCTTTTAAAGATTGTGCCATACCAAGCAACAAGGCAATCTCATTAGCCCTGATTTGATTAACAGTCTGCTTTCCACATAAGCGGATAACCTCTGCTTCCGTAATGCCCCATTCTTCATTAAAATGGTTGATTGCGTCGGTTCTTCGCTTGATCAGCTTTTCTTCGTCCGAAAGGTCTCCTGTAATAAATCTTTGTGCAGCTTTATACACCTTGTCAACGACGGCCTTTGGGACCACCGAAAAAACAGCGTTACGATAAGCGATTGAGTTTGCCGCATTCCCCGTAACAGTGATCATGTCGTCGGAATAACGTTTCCCTTTGCCATCCACAATGCTTCTACGTACTTCAAATGCAGATGCCACATTTGCCTCTAAATCCCAACATGTACCACGGCTGATTATCTGCTTGTCGGTGATTTGTACAACTTTTGCTTCTGTTCTCATGTTGCCCCAATTCGATACGACTATCTTAGCTAAATGGACAGAAGGTCCTGTGATTGGTTTCCCTCCGCGGGGTAACGCATATCCGCAACTTTGAGCGGTTTCAGAATCCATCGTAGCCATGACAATCGAATTGTCTATGCTGCGCTTTATGTTCCGGGGGTAACGCTTTGCCGTTGCCACCTGAGAGTCGACGTTTGCCCTCTCTACTGCATCAACCTGTACGACTTGTACCTCTTGTGCTTCTACTGGAAGCACTTCGTAATTTTCTAAATTCATGGATAATTGATTTTAATATGTCTGTGGGCGATCCCGGATTCGAACCGGGGACAATGGCTTCTATGGATAAGTTTCGCCTGTTCTACCTGCCTGAACTAATCGCCCCTGCCGGTCTTCCCCGGCTGCCAGTATCAAAAACAAATAATAGTCTGCCTGCCTCCTGGCGGTAATATTTTAAATCTCATCCTACCGTGCTCCTGCCTACCGGACCATTGCAAACGTCAAGGTCTACCACTTTCAATGGTTTGCGGTGCCGGTCTGAGGCGCAGGTTACACCTTGGATGATATATGCTTTAATTTTTTATCTTTTTGTCATATTAAACTTGCTATATTCAACTTTAGCAGCACTATTTACCGCCGTTGTAAGGACGGTGTCTATCATTGGGTTAGACCGTATGCACCCCATGATAGATGATATCAAGTTCCCAGTTTTTCCTATTAAAACCGCGCCTACTGCTTGATCGGTTTTCTCTTCTCCTTCCTCTGTGACCGAAGTTACCGCAAATACTTCGATATCGTGTTCGTCTGCGAACTGTTCTATCATTCTGTTCAGTTCTTC